GACATGCAAAGTCTATATTCTTTCTTTCTGCTCCAGAGAAATTAAAATATGAACAAATTTTATTCTTTTCGTTTATTATTTGTTCTTCGAAATACTCATCAAAGTTACAAATACAATTAGCATCTAACCTAGAAAGGTAGTGACGGATTCTATCATTAAACAAAAGAAGAATCTTCTTTACAATATACGATTTTACTCCTTCTTCCGATACAATAAACTTAACTGTATCCATTATATTCATCTTATAACGATGAGAAGAAACCAAATCCTTCAAACTTTCAAGCAATGAAGTGTGTTCGACAATCAATGGATCTACTTCAGTAGATGTAGATTTCAATTCATTGATATCTCCATCCAATTGTTCCAACCAAGAATTCAATTGAGCTATTCTTTGCTTGGTGTTTTTCTTCTTTTGTTCGTTAATAGATAGCTGATTGATCTTTTTATTGCACTTATCTACTGTTAGATCCAATTTTTCTTTATTTGATTTGTGTTTTTGGATCTTAGACTCTAGTTCATCTATCAATTCTTTATCTTTTTTGATAGCCTCTCTAATAATATTCTTCTCTTCTTCTATTTTCTTCTTATCGTGATCCTGAATAGGCCGTAAACATACCGTACAACTCTCTCCACTTACTCCTATCTTGGGTAAAACAGATTGATTATGGCTTATTGTTGCCATAATTTTGAATTTTTCTTCACTCAAAGTGTTAATTTGAGATTCAATTATCAATTTAGTCTTCTTAATTTCTTTGATCTTGTCTTTAATTTGATCAACATCTTCTAAAATTTGGTTTTCGTATTCTTGTAATAGACGATTTTTTTCTTCATTATTATCAATTTTACGCTTCTCATAAACAGAAATCTTATTGTTTCTGTTTTTAATTATAGTATCTTTTTGGGTTTCTAGAGAAGTCAACGTCCTTTCCGAATCTTCCATTTTTGTCAATTCGATCTCATATTCTCTTTTTACTTTGGTATGATCTTCTCTAACAGAAGCCAACATTTTACCAAAAACATCCAAATTGAAAATACCTTCGATGAACTTACGTTTATCAATCTTCGATTTACCCATAAAAGGTATGGTATTATTCAATGTCATGATGACACAATTTTCAAAAATGCTTGGAGTAGCATTAATTAAATTATGTAAATGCTCTTCAGTATTTTTAATACTATCTCTAGTTATATCTACTCCATCTTTATACAAATATAATTTAGATGGATTTAGTGTTCTTACTATCTTATAAGAATTTGTTTTGTTTTCTGATACTACATCAAAAGTCAAAACCACTTCACAAGAACCACTTGTAAATGTATTAGGAATTAAATCCTTTTTCAATTCTCTAATCGTAGTTCCGAATATAGAAAAGTACAACGATTCAATTAAAGCAGATTTTCCAATACCATTCTGTCTATCTCCTTTATCTCGATTTACACCAGTTATAATATGCAAACCTTTTTTAAACTCTATTTCTACTGGTTCTTCACCAAAAGAAAGAAAATTTTTAATACTAATTTTATTAAAATTAATTTTTTTCATTATAATGATTTTTGATATAATTCTACGGTATAATTAATTAAGTCTTTTTTATTATTGACATCAAGCAAATCTATAAATTCAATAATTGCCTGTTGCACATCAATCCCCGAAAAATCTTTCTTTTCTTCATCCAGATCATACTCTGATTTATTTCCTTCGTATTCGACATTCAGTTGGGCTGGATTTAAAGATTTAAATTTATTAATTAAGAATTCTAGATCATCTGATGTGACTCTTCTATCAATTTTTAATTTAATTAAATTATTATAAAATAAATCTTTAACTTTTTGTGTGATTGTTTTTTCTGAAATTAAAAACGAAAGATTTATATTATGATGTTTTGGTGAAATTTTATTCTCAGTAAAAACCATTTCACCAGTTTTCAAACCCATTATGTAGTACCCTTTTTGAGTGCCAGCATCATTAAAATCCATCTGGAATGGATTTCCTACATAAACAATTTTTCCGTTATTGTATGTCTTTGTATCTTTTAAATGAAAATGTCCAGATACAATAATTTCGGATTTAGCCAAAATATCACCAGCAGTAATACCATCATCACACAAAGCAAAACTGTTCATTCGAAACAAACTAATTTCGAAATGACCAAAAGTATAATCTGCTTCTGGTATATCATGCAATTCTACTCCCCAAGGAATAAAATTAATCTTTTTAGCATCATACTCTACAGTTAATGGTTTATCTACAACTGTAATGTTGGACCAGTTTTTGTATGGTGAAATAGAATTGACTTCTGACGAGTCTTTAAGAAAGCAATCATGATTACCAACAATCATGATCACATTAAAATCTTTAAACAATTCCAAAAGCTTAGTACCAAAATGCAAAGAATCTACAGAAACTTCATCTCTTGTGTGGAAATAATCCCCACAAAAAATGACATCCTGTATATTTTTGCTTTTAATATCTTGGACGAACCAATTCGCCCACTCCCAAGAAACATCATGCCAATATTTGGAGTTTTGGTGTACCCCAATATGTATATCAGAGAATATTGCTACATTGTTAGCTCGAAACATTCCCTTATGATACACTACTTTTCAAAAAAATCAATCATAATATGGGTCTTCTTCAGCAGTAGAATCTATGATTGGTTTAACGTAGATGTGTCCTTCTGTCGTAGAAAGGATTTCTTCGTACTTTCTCTGCTTGAATTCGTTAATCGTATCATGATGTTTCTTCTCCTTTTTTATTCGATTAATAAAAGCATGGAATGCTATTGTAGTAAAGTAACCGAATGGAGATGTATCACTGTTTACGTTGAACTTTTTTCTTTTTAATGCACTAAACATTTTAATTAGTGCATCTCCTATCATATCTTCTTTATATGAATAGTTAATAAATTTAGGACTATAGCCTAATCCTTCTGCTATCTTATTCAAACATTCTCCGAGATAATTTGTACATTTTTCAGTTTGGTAAAAAATCTCAATTTGTTTTTTAAATTCGGCTGGATTTACATAAAATTGCTCTTTGTTTGGTTTAATTGGATTATCCATCAAATGCATTATATAATACTAATTATTAAAATCAATAGTTAATATTATAATTAATTTTCTATTATTTCATGTTCCGTGTATAATATCTTTTCTTCCGAATATATTTCTTTTCTTTTATTAGAATGATCTGTTCCGTATTCTAATCTATCTGCAATATCTACAATTAACAGTTGATCTTTATTTTCATTTAAACGAAGACCTCTCCCAATACTCTGGACTGTTCTAATAAAGCTTTTACCACCAGCAGCAAATAAAATCATATGGAGATTTTTAATGTTTACTCCAGTAGAAAAAATAGAACTAATAGCAATACAAACTACATTGTTATTATTCTCCATTATTTTCTTGACTTTATCTCTTTCTTCTACTTCTACTTCTCCACGAATAAAAAATACTTGTTTTTCTTTTAAATTTTTTGATAACAAATCATACAAGTGCTGACCGTGATCAATGTTGTTTAACAAAATCAAAACATTATTTTTAAAATTATTACATGTAGTTTGAATTATCTTATTTCTAAATCCATTGTAAGATAAAAATTGTAATTCGTTTCTATAGTTTTCAGTTGGATCTAAAGTACCTCTAACTTTAATTGGCTTATCCTTATAATCCAATTTAATAATTTTAATGTTTACATTTGTAAGAAATTTTTCTTCTCTTAATTCATAAGATGATTTACGAATCAAAACGGGTCCGATCTTACCAATAACATTCCATTTATCTAAATTAGAATCAGGCAATGTGCCTGTAAATCCAAATTTATTTGGCGTAGTGATTTTTTCTATTAACTTAGAAGATTTATTACCTCTTCCAATCTTATGAGCTTCGTCAACAATTAATAAATCTACATTTCTAATCCAAGGAGTTTCATCAAACCTGCTAAGTAATATATCTGTATTAGCAATAACAATGTTTGCGTTGTCATCAGGTTTTTGTTTACCTGTCCATTTTGTAATGGAAAAACTTACATTATATTGTTTGAAATCATCATACGTTTGATTTACCAAACCTAAATCAGGAACAATAATTAAACATTTAAATGTTGGTAAATTTTTAGAATACAAATAAAAATTTTCAATTAATGTAGCAATGGTTAGAGTTTTCCCTGCCCCTGTGCCTAGGATAGCCATGCCTCTACCAACTGCCATGCACTTCTCAACTGTATCTTGTTGATAATCTCTTAAATCAAGTTCCAACCTTTTAATTAGAGGCTTATTTAACTTTGGATTTAATTCTGCTAATGCTTCTGGTGAATACTTAATCTCGTATTCATATTTCCTAGTTTCTAAGAAATGTTTGATCTCTCCTACTAACCCTATATCAAACCCTCCATTAGGAGCAATCACATACAATCTTTTTTGAGTAAAGAAAGATCTGTTAAACTTTGCGGCTGGATTTTCAACAGAAAAGTACTCCCTAATCTCGCTGAGTTTATCCCCAGAGAGAATAGCTTTGTTCTTTTTCTTATCAAAATCAACCTTAAGTGATACCATTACAATTGTTCCATAGAAGTCATCTGAACCATATTTTTAATATCATACGTTAAACTAGAATATATTTTTTCTACCTTTTCGAGATATTCTATGATAGATTCTTCTTCCTTTATTTGTTCGTTTATCTTTCTAATTTCATCTGTAGATTCCACCGCTTTTTCCAAGCTTGCTTTAGAAAGCTGAACTGGGCTTGCGGCTTCTGCTTTGACTATCAAACTTTTAACTAAATTATCTTTAGTTTTCCTACAAGTATTTAGATCAACCTTATGATTAATAAGCCTAGATACCCAAAAATGCTTTCTTGCTGGGGCACGCATTGATGACTCTTTTAGATTCATTTCATTGATATCCAACTCTTTAGTTATCTCTGAAATATACCTTTTTAAAATCTCCATATCCATATATTATATAATAAAGATAAATAAATTCAATGAACAAATTTGATTTATTATTCAATAATTTGATGGAATCTATGGTTGCAGGAGGTGCTGGAAGCGTATTTGGATCTCCAGCAAGTGGACCAGTTGGTGATACTGGAGGCTCTGTAGGGAATGTTGATAGTTGGAATACTGGATCAACTGCATTAGCTCATTCTTTATATGGTACTTATCAAAAAAGAAATAAACCAGAAACTATTGGTAGAAAAAGAAGAAAGAAAAAGTAAGTAGTTGAATGGAAGATCTAGGTCATTGGACTACTACATTAACAGTTCCAGAAACTGCATACGGATTTATTTATATGATCACTAATTTAGTGACTAATAAAAAATATATCGGCAAAAAACAAATGGTGTCAAAAAGGACACGACCCCCTTTGAAAGGGAAGAAAAGAAAAAGAATAGAATTTGTAGAATCAGATTGGAAATCTTACATAAGCAGTTCAAATGAATTAGTACAAGATTTACAAAAGATTGGTAAAGAGCAATTTAAGTTTGAAATACTAAGATTTTGCTCCAACAAGAGTCAACTTGCGTATTACGAAGCAAAAGAACAATTCGACAGAGAAGTTCTACTTAAAGAAGATTATTATAACGGGATAATAAATCTAAGATTGGGAAAAGTAAAATTATAATTTGACTTAATTAAATTATCATGTTATAATAAATTATGGATTCTGATATTTATAGTTTATATAATATAAACATTATAAACTTGGATAACCTTATCAATGATAAAATTTACATTGAAATAAGTAATTTTCTTTACGAACATAATTTATTGGAGCTTAGTAATACAACAAGAGATTATAAAAAGATAGTAAATCATTTTATAATCAAAAACTTGTTAGATGTAATGCATGATACATACAATAATATTTTTTTATACAGTAAAACTATACTATTCTATGATTATGTTTTAAAAATCAGCAAGTTATTACATTTAAATTTTGTAGAGATACCAGAATTACCTATTTTGGTAGATAAAAATTTAATTTATCAGTTAAAATGTTTAGCAGAAAACAAAAAACCAATTAACCTTAAGAAGGTCGAAGAATTTTGTAGAAAGAATTCTCTAACTCAAATAACCGATAAAATTAAAAATAACCCCAAAACAAAATTAATATTGCATAAATAATCTTATGAGATTTGATTCAATTATCAGAAAGTCCTATTTTTTACTAGAGCAAGACGAGCAAGCTGCACAACAACCACCTGCTGGTGGTGCTCCTGCTCCTGCTGCTGGAGGTGGTGGAGATGCTAAAGAAGCTGCTGCTGGTTTAGATAAATTAGGAAAAAAGCTAGGAGATCAGGTTGAAAGCGCAGAAGATCAGTTATTTAAAATGTCTAAAGACTTGGTCAGAGTTGTGAACCAAGCCATGCAAACTGATAGGATTCAGTTAAATGATCATCCTAATCTAAAACAAATTTTAGATAAATTGAATAGTGCTTCTGATCTTGCTGATGCTAAAGCAGGTTTACCTGCAATACAAAAAGTTATAAAAGATTACACAGAAGATACAACAAAAAAAGAGCAACCATTTAATTTTTAACTAAATACTGTTATGCCACTAAAACCCGGTAAAGAAAATATAGGTAAAAATATTGATGAAATGGAAAAGTCTGGTCATTCTCATAATCAATCAGTAGCTGCTGCTTTAAATAAAGCAGGAGTAGGCAAACCAAAAAAGAAAAAAAGAAAGAAAAAGAAGAAGTCTTTACAAACAGAAGG